TCAGAGGCGCTCGGCCAAGCGCAGCGTGCGGAGATGGCGGGTCTGTGTCCGCTGCTCGATCACTGCATCGTCGCCGCCGCGCGCCGCTGCACCCCAGATGCAGCGACGGTTAAGCTCCGGCTGACTGAGCGAGGTCTCCGGGACCCAAAGCACGTCGCCGGCGCCGCCGATCGTGTCGAGCATGGTACGAGCAGCGCCCGTCGCTTCCGTCCGCGTCAGAAGGGGCAGCGTGAAGGTCGCCATGCGTGGATTGGCGATCGCGGGGAGTGCGAACTCCGCGCCTGTCAGGGCGTTGCGGTCGCGCTGATCCAGGATCAGCCGCCCCTCGCGCCCGCCGAGCGAGGCTCCAGCTGCGATGCGCCAGAGCGGGCCTACCACCACACGCCCGATGTCGATGCGCGCGGCCGTCGCGTCCGCGACATCGATGCGCAGGTAGCGGCCGGTTGACATTGCGACGGCATAGGGCCGCAGCAGGATGATATTGCCGCCGGCAAGGTCGCTGGTATCCGCCGTCACCACGCCGCTGTCCCAGGCGTCGCCGGCGGCGCCGATTGCATCCGAGACGGAAAGCCGCACGCGCACAGTCGCCGCGGCAGCCAGCGTGGTCGAAATGAGCGCCACTGCCTCGATCGAGGCGAGTACACCAAGGTCATAGACGAGCGACACGGCCGTCCCCGCCCAGGCGGCACGGAGGCGCGGCTGTGGATCGGCCAGGTTGCTCGCCGGCGCCGTCTCGATCGCGGCCGGTGTCGCCACCGGCAGGAGGGTGGCGGTTCGGTTGTCGTAGAGGATTGCAGCGGGCATCAGTCTGGAACCCCTGCGATCGTAATCTCGACGCGCCGCGCCGCGAGGCGCTCACGCCAGGCCACCACCACGCCGGAGAAGCCGGCATCGAGCCCGTGCGCCGGATAGGTGACGCGGCCGAATTGCCCGATCTCGATTTGATCGAGATAGCGGTCAGTTTCAAACCGGATCACTCTTGGCCCGCGCTCGATCCAATTCCGCCACACGGCCGCGCGCGCCGCTGCGTCGGCTTCGGCCGCATACAGGCCAGGCAAGGCGAGCGTGCGTTGCGTCGCAACCCGCGTCGTGACGCTCACGCTCTCCGCCCGCGCGACGGCGCCGCTTTGCTGCAACCGTTCGCGATCAGCCTCCGGCACGCTCCCAGCGACGCCGGAGAGCGGTTGCCAGTTACGCCGCCATCCGACCTCGACCGCGCGCGGCGCCGGGCGGAGCGAGAGCGGGAGCGCCTCCGGCTGGCACTGGATCACCCATGCCGAGGGCAGGGAGAATTGCAGCACCGGCGAGACGCCGAGCGGATCGACAAGGCGGAGCCGCCCATCCCGGCCGCCGACAAGGATCGCGCCGGCGCTGGCGAGAAGCGCCTCAACGGCCGTCGCGGCCGTGGTCGGTGCCGGCCCCTGGAAAAACCCAGCCACGCCGGGGAGATCGAGCTCGGCGAAGTTGAAGGCGCCGAAATCGATCTCGGCATCACTGAACTGCGGCCCAAAACCAGTCAGCAGCCGATAGACGATCGAGGCGACCGAATTCACATAGCCGGCGGCCGGCGCGTCGCCGCGGAGATCGGCCGTCACTTCGCCATCCGCCGAGCTGCCCAACTGGAACAGGCCGAGCGTCGGGAAGTCGCGATACTGACCGACCACCGGGACGCCGCCCGCCGCCGCCTGTGCCACGCCCCGGATGCGCACCACGTCATGCCCGGCGATCGCCCGCATATGCGTCTGATAGGTCGGCAGGACGCCAATCCCGAGATTGACCTGGCCCAGATAGGTCGCTGGCACGTTGGACACCTCACCAAAGGCGAGCGGCTTAGGCCGGCCCTTGAGATCGATCGAGCCTTCAACGCCGCCCGTCCCGGCGTAGAGCGTCGCCTGCAATGGCGCGGCGAGACGATCCGACAAATCCGACAGGCCGAGCCGCACGCGGAAGCCGCCCGCCTCCTCGATCGCGCGCACAACGCCGGTAAAGGCGCCGCGTGCGGAGGCGAGTGGCGCGCCGAAATTGCTCGCCCGCGCATTGGCCACCGGCAGGACGCGCAACGTCGCCGGACGGCCGGTGGCCGAGCCGTAGCGTGCCACGTCCCCGAGGAGGCGGCCGCGATCCGAGAGCGCCATATCAGCAAGCGAGAGCGCCACACGGCCACCGATCGCGAGGGCATCGATCGCGGTGGCCGCGAGCTCCACGTCGCCGAGGAGGCCGGGAAGCCATGGCGTATTGGCCGGCGTCTCGCCGGCGGCGGACATGTAGCCGGCCGAGGCGAAGCGCCAGCGCACCACGCCCGAGGGCGCCGCAAAGGCCGGCGGGAGTTCGGCCGCGGCATACGCGCCGCCGGCGTCGAATGCCTCACTCACGCGCCGACGCCCCGCGCGTCAAAATCGATCAGGATCACCACCGGCACCGGCTCGCCGCGCGCGATCAGGATCGGCCGCGTTGCGAGGAAAGCGGCGATCGCCGCGGCCGGGAGTTCGGCCAGCGCGGTCGCCGCACCAGCGTCGAATCCCTCCATTTAGAGCGTCGCGGGCATGGCAAAGAACGCATCGAGCTCGGCCGCGCCCATCCCTTGCGAGGCGCCGAGGAGGGGAACCAGCGGATCGGCGCGCTCAACGCTCGACATGCTCGCCCATGTGACGCGCGCGGCGAAGGCCTGGCGGCGCGGCAACCCCGCGAAGATCGCGTCGATCGCCGCCGGCACGGCGCCGACCTTGGCGGCCGCGAGCGCCTCCTCTTCGGAGATCACGCCGATATCGGCCAGGGCGAGGAGGAGTTGCCGCGGCGTAATCCGCGCAACGGCCGCGGGCGGCCGCGGCTCCGGCTCCGGCGGCGGCGGGAGCTCCACGCCCTCCGCCGCCAGCCCTCCGCGGTTTCGATCTCGAAAGAACCATCCGGCCGGCGATGTTTGAGCTTGAACATTAGACAATCCTCCAAGCCATACCCGACCAAACGCAACTTTGAAGCCCGCCGGCAGCGTTTCCACCGCCGGCGCCGACACCCGTAGCGTTGCCCTGCCACAAGCCATTTATTACGCTGTAGGCTTGCGCGTAGAAGGCCCAGGTTCCGCCCGATGGGAGAACGAGCGCGGCCCATTCCGCCGAGCTAATCGCAACCCATTGCCCCGCGGTCCCTCCCGTGTTGACCGGGAGGGCAGGTGCTACGATCGTCGAGCGCGCCGCCGCGGCATCTGCCGCCACGCCGAGAGAGCGCCCCAAGGCCGAGGCCCCATTGAGCGTTCCGACTTTCACCCACCCCGCGCCGCTGCGCGCGATTTGCGCCGAGGTTCCCGCGGCAACCGCAAAGGTTGTCACGCCGTCGATTGTCTCGGCGCCGGCGGGATCGATCGTCAGCGTCGCCGAGCCGGCATTCTGCACCACATAGCCGCCCCCCGGCGGCACGCTCGCCGCGGCCGGGAGCGTGAGCGTCGCAATGGTCCCGCCCGTGAAAAGGATCGTGTTCCCCAGGTCGGAGAGGAGCGCCGTATATCCGGCCGAGATCGAGACAATCGGCGCCCCCCCAGGATCGAGGAACGCGAAAACGTCTTTCACGCCGGCGGGGAGGTTGACGAGCGCGCCAGCATTCGAGGAGGCGAGCACGGTTGCGCGCGTGAGCGAGCCCGGCGAAAGCCCGTCAAAATCGCCGAAGCCCAGTTCATAGCCGGTCGCCCATGAAATCACATAAGGGACGCGGATCGAGGAGCCGCCGAAGGCCGCCTGATAGGAGCGGAAGGCGGCGGCGGCGGGATCGAGGGCCAGCGTTCCCGTCCCCACCGTGCTGGTCGATTGCTTGGCGCGAAAGGCAGGAAGGGCCATGCGGGGTTCCTAGGTCAGGCTGCGGCGCGCGATCAGCGCCTCGATTAGGGAGGACAGGCGGCGCAGCTCGCTGAGGCTCTGCGTCGCGATGCGGGTTTGATCGGCGCCATTCGCGTTGAGGGAGGAGAGCTCCGACCCGAGCCGGTCGAAGCCACTGGCCTGGGCGTCGAAGATGGAGGCGATGCCAGCGGGGTCGCCGCCGGCGGCGCGCACGGTGCCGGCGATGTCGCTCACCAGGGACGCGTAAGCTTCAGAGGTACCGAGATAGTCCCGCGCGATGGGCAGGAAGCTCGAGGCCACGCGCGTATAGGTGGCCAGCGCATCGGGCCCGCCGCCCGCCAGCAGGTCGGAGCCCGCGCTCGATAGGGTTGTCAGGCCGGCGCCGTACTGCGCCGCCGGCGACAAGCCGCCGGCATTGCCAAAAACCAGTTGCTCGAAGAAGCCTCGCCCCTGGTTGCTGATGGCGGCAGCCGCCGCGGCAGGGCCATTGGCGGCCTGCTGGTCGAGCAGCTGCTGACGCTCCGCCGCCTGCACCGCATCGAGCTTCGCCAGCGCCGTGGCGCGGAAGCCCGCGTTCGAATCCTCGGGCGCCAGCGCGATCAGCTGATCGCGGAAATTCTCCCTCTCCTGCTCCGCCTTGACGCGCTGTTCAATCAGCGCGGCCTCGACCTGGCGGCCGGTTGCGGTGAGCAGGCGGGCATCGAGGGAAAGCCCGATGAGTTCACGCTGCTTGCTGCGGCTTTCCTGGAAATCGACGATGGCGGCCGCCGATGCGGCGGCGAGCTGTTCCGTGGCCAGGCCCAGCGAGGCAGCCTTGGCCGCGGCATCATCGAACAGCTTGGTGAGGTTCGTGAGCTGCGCTTCGAGCCCGCGCTGCGCATTGGAGCGCTTCACCGATTCGGGGTCGTCGCCGAAGCTGTCGATCAGCGGGCGATAGGTGCCCTGGTAGAATTGCAGGTTGCCGATGGCCGCGTTCAGATCGGGCGAATGCTTGAAGATCTGCTTGAGGTCATTCGACTGATTCTGCTGGTCTTGGTAGCCGTAGAGGATCGACCGGCCGACAAGTTCGCTCAGCCTCTCGGCATCACCGAGGTCGGCCCGTTCCGCGAACACTTTCTGCCCACGCGAATTGTAATACTGGACGTCACTGCTGTCCCGGGCGCCCACGTTGAAGCCGACGCTGCCGGAGAGCCGCACGCCACCGGTCAGGGAGGTAAGCTGGGCAATCTGCTGCTGATAGGCATCCACCAGGCTGTCGCGCGCCTGACGAGTGGCGCCGGTGGATTTGCCGGAATCGAGGAAGTTGACCTCGCCGCCGGGAAACTGGATCTGCGCGCCGGCGGCAGCGTTGGAGGGTTTCTGAGCCGGGATCAGGGCCGCCACGATGGCGGCGATGATTGCGACGTAGGGTGCGACGGCGGCAATGCCGCCGATGATGGCTCCGGCACCTGCCCCGAGGGCAGCCGAAGCACCGGCGCCCACGGCCGCCGAGCCACCGGCGAGGGTGGAGGCGCCCGCTATGACGCCGGCACCACCGCCCACGGCCTGGACCGTGCCCTTGGCGCCGCCAGTCTGGATGCCGGAATAGATGCCGTAGGCACCACCTACGATGCCTAGTGCCCCGGCGGCAGCCCCGCCCACAGTGACCTCACCCCCGCTGAAGGCCGTGCCAGGTGCGGCGGCGCTGTAGGGGCCGTATTGCGGGCCCAGGGTTGAATAAAGCGGCGTGTTGATCACGCCATCGATGGAGGAGAAACCGGAGTTGAAGGTGCCGTCCGTAAAGCCGCGCAGGCTGGAGGGGTTCGGGACGCCGACCTGCTGCGCCGAACCGCCAACCCCGCCCCCAAAAGCATTGCTGCCGACCTGGCTGTAGGCGCCGCCATTACCGGAGAGCGAGGTGTTGCGGTCCAGGCCGCCCAGCCCGAGGCTGGAGACGATCGGCGCCACGATGGGGCGGATCACCGCCTCCGCCGCGATGCGTGCAAAGGTCCGCCGCGCGGTGGTCAGAAAGCTGTCCAGCATATCCTTCCAGCCGCGGCCGTTCTTTTCGAACAGGTCCGCAAAGGCGTCGGCGCCGTAGCGGACGATGCTGTCGGTGGTGCGCCGGTTCTGCTGGTCGAGCTCGGTGGCCAGGCGCTGCGCCTCGGCCTGACGCTGCTGGCTGCGCTGCTCCTCGGCGCGGCGGTCCTCCTCCCGTTGCAGCGCGGCGACGGCCCGGCCCTGGGTTTCCAGCGCCGCGGTGTAATCGGCATTGGTGATGCCGCCTGCGCGCAGCAGTTCGAACAGCCGGTTCAGGGTTTGGCCGCGACGGTCCTCCTCCGTCATGAGGCGGGTCACCTGACCCTCCGCCTCCTGCATGATGCGCTGGTACTCGCGCTGCGCCTCGGTCAGGCGCTCGACGCCAGCGGCCCGCTCGCGCTCCGGCGCGGGCGGACCGTATTCATCTGCGCCGATCACGCCGGCGTTGCGCGCGCGGTTGGCGGCCTCGGAGAGCTCGCTGAGGCGGGCGCTCATGCGCGACATCTCGGCGCGCAAGCCGGCGACGCGGGCCTCGGCGGCGAAGAGATCGCCGCGCGCCCGTGCCTCGCCCGCCGCGCCCTGGCCGCCCATCCTGCCGGAGCGGGCGAGCATGGCCTGATAGTCCTGCGCAGTCTGGCGCTGCGCTGCCGCCTCGCGCTCGGCCGCACCCAGCTCCTGCGCGGCCGCCTCCTGCCGAGCCTGGGCGATCTCCATCTGCCGCGCGACGGAGAGCCGGAGCTCCGCGGTCTGGGCGTTGGCGGCCGCGGCGGAGCGCTGGGCCTGGGTCAGGAACAGGTCATTGACCTGACCCAGAACGCGCTTGAGGTCTTCGGCCGTCCGCGTCGCGGCATCGAAACCCGTCTGGGTGCGCCGTGCAGCCTCGGCGGCGTTCTCGCCCATCGACGCCAGGCCGGACTGCACAAGCCCAAAGCTGAGGATGACGCCTGCGACGGCGCCGGCCGGACCCAGCGCCGTCAGGATCTCCTTGGCCTTGTCGCCAAACACCTGCCAGGCGTTCGCGCCGCCCTGGACCTGCGTGACCAGCCCCTGGACCTGGCCGGCGGCAGCGCCGAGCTGGCCGCCGATGCCACTGGTGGCCGAATTGGAGGCGGCTGAGAGGCCGCGCGCAGATGCGGCAGCGGCATCATACCGCCCCTGCACAAGGGCGAGCAGCCGGGATGCCTCAGCCTGCGTCGTCGCGCCGCTTGCGACTGCCTCATTGAGCGTGCGCTGCGCTCGCTCAAAATTCTGCTGCGCGCGGATGGCGGGATCGATGGACGCTGCGAAGCGTTCAAAGGCGGCGCTGCTCCGCGTGGCGATCTGCTCCACGCCGCCGGCCGCCGCCTCAGCTGAGGTGCCGAGCGCCTGGAGCTTAGCGCGCGCCTCCGCATCTCCCTCCACACTCATGCGGAGAGAGATGGCAGCACCGGCCATGGCTAGGCTCCGTTCTGCGCTTCGAGGGTGGCGAGGCTCGACCGGACCTCAGTCGCCAGGATCGAACCGGCGCGCTCCCCCACAGCGCCGATGTTGAGCAGGCGGGGGATGGTGGTGGCGCGCAGCAGCAGGAACAGCGGCAGCGGCTGGTCGCTTGGCGACTTGCGATACAGCGCCACCAGCGCGCCGGGGCGTCTCGCAGACGGCACGAGCGTGATGGTAGGGCGAGTAGATCTGCCCCGGCCGCCACTACCGCGGCGCGACCCACCGGGCGCGGCGCTCACAATATCGGCGCCAAGCTGCCGTGCGGCCGCGTCGAGGTCCGCATATCTGCGTTTCTGCCCAGCCGGGATGGCGCCGCCCTTGCGGGAGCGGTCGCCATAGCCGAAGCCCATCCGCACGCCCTCTGGCAGAGTGATGACCAGGTATTTCGAGCGGCGTGGCAGAACCGAGCCGCCCTGGTCGAAGGCTTCGTGCAGGGCGGTAGCCTTGGAATAGATCAGCGTCGCGGGGCGCCAGCTGTGGTTGCGCAGCTTGGGGTAGAGTTCGCGACGCCAGGCATTGGATAGACCCGGCCCGAGGTTCGCGGCCTGTGTCTGCTGGCGCAGCTCACGCTGGACCTGGAGGCCGGCGCGCTCCACGCCGTCGCGCAGGGCATCGCCCACGGCATCGGCCTGGAGGTTGATGGCCTCTGCGATCTCCTGACGGATGCCGCCCACGCGCAGACGCATCACCCGCCCCCTCGTCGATCCCGCTCCACGCGGTCCAGATCCGCCTCAGCTCCGCTCAGCACGGCAAAGGCATCGAGCAGCCAGGCGGCCTGCTCATTGACCCCGCCCGCGTCCGGCCAGCTGCCGTAGCCGCCCATGCCGATGCGGCAGGTGGCCCAGAGGCGCACCAGGGCGTGGAAGGCGTCAGGGACCATCCAGCGCGGGTTCTCGGGCCATTCCTCCTCGCCCACCAACCAGGCGCTGCCATCCTCCGGCGTCAGGCCGCCGGCGAAAGCCCCTCGGTCTCGGCTGCAGGTGAGGGCGCCACGGAGTTTTTTTCCGCACTCGGCGTCGGGTGCGTCAGGGCCCAGGCGCGGAACCCCACCAGCTCGATGTCCGCTTCCATCGCCTCGATCAGATCGAGCGGGACGCGGCCGTTCTTGCGCGCGAAGGATGGCAAACCCTCGCCCTCCCAGCCGCGCAGGGCGTGGCTCAGCAGGAAGAGCGGCATCGCGCCCCACCATTCGTCTCGCTGCGCCACCAACACCGCGAAGCCCGGCACGGCGCGCACCGCGGCCTCGATCACATCGACCTGCATCTGCACCGCTGGCGGCAGGGCCTGGCCTGGCGGATTGGCCTCATACTCGTCCACCACCAGCAGCAGGTCCGGCAGGTTGTCGGGTGCGATCTGGCGCAGCGCCTCCCGCATGGCGGCGAAGATACGCAGCTGGCCAGGGTGGAAGTAGCCGGCGCGGGTCATGTCCGCGCTGAAGGCCTGTTTCTCGCGGTAGGTCAGCGGCGCGATGGTGTAGGTGCGGCCATCCTTGCCGGCCACCTCCTCGCGCTGATGGCGGGAGAACACGGGAGCGTCGATCATCGTCGATGTTTCCTGTTTGGATGAGCGTGTGGAGCGCGACGTCAGAAGGCGCAGATGAAGGCCGCGGCATCGTTGCCGTCGCCCTGGAAGCTGATCGCATCCACGCCCAGCCCATCGCGGTCCTGCGGGTTCATGGATGTCTTGCGGATGGACGGCAGCGTGATCAGGAAGCGGTTGCCCGGCGTGCTGCCGATGATGACCATCAGCGGCACGTTGGTGCCGAAGCGAAAGGCGTCGAAGCGCGCGACGGAGAGGCTGGTGTCGGTCAGCGGATCCAGCGTGCCGCCCACGTCGCGCTCGGTGGGCACGGCAGGGTCATAGCCCTCCGACTGCTCTGGGTTGTCCGGCAGCACGGTGGTCACGCCTCCCTGGATGCTGAGGCTGCGCACGCGGGCAGTGTTGCGGTTGAGCTGGCACTTGCCGCCCAGCCAGCGCGGCGCGGTGGGGCGGGTGATGGTGTTCCAGCCGGTCGGAATCGCGGTGGCGGTGAAGTCGATGAAGATCGCGCGGCCGTCAAAGACCAGGAAGCCCAGGCCGCCCGAGGTGATGTTGAGCGACCAGGTGCCGGTGAAGCCTGCGAAGCGCCAGCGCAGCCCGTCCGCGAAGAAATACACCGTGCCGGTCTTGAACACGCTCTCATCCGAGGTCGGGCTGTAGAGCACGTTGATGGGGATTTGGCAGAGCGTGGTGACGGCGACGGTGCTGAGCAGCGTCTCACCAAAACTCGCGACGCGGCCGGCGGTGTAGTCAATGATTCCGGTGGTGCCGATCGGACCAACGGTCAGCGCCATGGGCATGCCGCGATAGGCCTGTGCCACGGTGCCGAAGGGCGTCTGCAGCGTGGCGGTGGTGGTGGTGCCGGCCGTGGCGGCAGTGGGCGCGCCGATGGCGGCCGCAGTGATGGATTCCTGCATCGTGGTGAAGCGCAGTAGCTTGCCCCATTCGGGCGGTGTGGCGGGTGTGCCGGAGCCGCGGAGCGGTACGGTGATCTTGATGGCAGGGCGGAGTGCACCGGGGATGGCCGGGGCGCGGTCGAGGCTGCCGGTCATCACCGGGTTGGGAATGGAGTTCTGCTCGAAATTGATGGTGACATCGCCCTCGAGCCAATCGCTCGCGGCGGGTGTGCCGGCGATGGCGTCGGTGCCGGGGGTGGTTTCCACCTTGGCCGCGATCGCGGCATAGCGCATGCGCACCAGGTTGAGGCTGCCGGACATGGCGCGGTCTCCAGTCGCTGGGGATGGTTGCGCCGATCAGGGCGCGTAGGGGTTGCCCGAGGGCGTGACGGTCTGGCAGTGGAAGCGTGCAGCGAAGACGCCTGCGGGTTGGGCGGACTGCTCGACGTCAAACATCTGGAAGGCCGCGTCGAGTGTTGTGAACTGCACCAGTGGTGAGGGCGGGTCCCAGGCTTGCAGGGCCGACACGACGCGGGCGTGGAGCGCGGAGAGCGTCTGCTCACACGCAAGGTCACTGGCACTGGCGGCATAGCCCTGGATGGTGAACTCAATCCGCCAGAAGCATTCGCCAGGGGATTGCTCCTCATCGGCGATCATATCGCCCGCCTGGAGGATCAGGCAGGGCATGGCCTCGACGGCCGGCTCCGCGCGCTGTGCCCGCTCGATCGGCACGTCCACGATGATCACTGCAAGCCGCGCAGCGACAAGTGCCAGCACCGTCTCGCGGATCGGGGTCGGCATGTCAGGTCGTGGCCAAGGTCAGGCGCCAGGAGGTCTCGGCACCCTCCCGCTCGGCACGCTCCACCCGGTAGGTCGTGCCGGCAACCGTGAGCAGGTCGCCGCGGCGCGGCGCCGCCACCACCGCCGAGGCGAGGATGGACGCCTCGACCTGCGGCGCGACGGCGCCACCGATGCCGAGTGCCACCGCCACCGGACGGCTGAGAATGGCGCGGAGCGGGATGGCGGCACCGCCCGCCACGGGCTGGAAGCTCGCCTCCAGCGCCATGTTGGCGTCGGCGAAGATTGCCTCAGCCGCCTGGGCAAAGGCGCCGCCGCTCATCGCGGCGGCCCGTTGGGTGCATCCGGCAGGATGGTCTTGGCCGACGCTGCCAGGGCGCCGAGGGCCGTGGCGATGCCCATCGCACTGTCGGTGAGGTTGTTCAGATCGATTCCGGCGATATAGGCCAGCAGCACAATCGCGGTGAGCAGCGCGACGCCGGTGTGCGTGCCCTGCTCGCGGAGCCGGGCGAGAAGATAGCTCATGGATAGATCCTCCGATCGAGTTCGACATGCGGGCCGTCGCGGAATGACGGCCAGTCGCCGCCCCAAATGATCGCCACGCCCAGTTCCTGGGCCGCGGTCTTCAGCGCCGCGCCAATCTGCTGGTAGAGCGGCCAATCCCAGCGGATCTCGCCCTGCTCCACCGCGCTGTCGCCATCATCGAGCCAATAGGCGAGGTCGACGGCATGGCCGGTGAGATGGCGGCTGTTCATCGTCCGGCTGGCACCGATGGCGAGCAGCTGAGCCTGGCGCTCGCGCGAGCGCAGCCCCTCCGTGACGATGAAGGGCACCGCCAGGCGGGCCCGTTCGACGACGCGCACCAGGTCACGGTGCACACCTTCGAGCCGCACGCGATCGCGCGGCAGCAGCGCGGCCATCACGCGCCCGCCGCCGGGGCGCGGCAAAGCCACACCCGCACGGTCGCATCACCGGCCAGCGCGGAGAGCGCGGCGATGCCGACCTGGAAGTTGGCCGTCGCGGTGGTGGTGATGCGGCGGTTGGTGTTGTCCCAGAACACCCGCGATCCGGCGGCGATGGCAAGCGCCGGCTCCTTGGTGATGTCGAAGACGCCCTGGGTTTGCGCCTCGATGATGGCATTCTGCGCCCCATCGACGGCGGCGATGCCGAACAGCGCGCCGACCATCATCCCCTGGCCGGATGTGACACCTCCGACATAGGGCACCGAGGCCGCCAGGCTGTTGCCGGGCTGGATGAAATTGCGCATGGAATGATGGCTCCTGAAACGCAGAAGGCGCCCGTTTGGGGCGCCCTCTGCACAGACTCACGATGGAAAAAGAAAGTCCGGATCAGAGGCCCGGATTGAACCAGGCACCACGCCAGTCGATGGCGCCGACGCCGAAGTCGAAGATCACCGAGACCTCGATGCCATCGACGCCGGAGACCGGCCCGGTGGTGACCTGCGGTCCCTCGGCGCCGTTGAGGTAGCCGTAGACATAGACCGGTGCGGCCGCGGGGTCGGAGAAGAGGTACCAGCGGTTGGTGGGGATCAGCGGCTCGACCAGCGGCTGCACAAAGCCGGCATAGACATTGGCGTTGCTGGTCTGGGTCGCCTGCACCGAGACCGTCAGCTGCCGCGCGGCCAGCTCCTGGTTCGGCCCGACCACGAGGCGCATGGACGAGCCGATTGAGATCGGCAGGCCGTCCAGGGTCTTTTGCTTCATCACCGCCGCACGGCCGGCGGCAAGGTTGGTGAGGTCGAGGATGGTGCCCGCACTGGCCTTGTTGAGCCGCGTGGCACCGGTGGCAAAGACTGGCGCCGCGCCGGTGGCAAGCGTCGGGCCATCGCCATTGGCCGTGTTGAGCAGCGCGTAGGCGGTGGCGTTCTCGAAGTCGGCGACACGCCGGCCGATCATCGCGGCGAACTCGGTGAAGGCGCCGAGATCGTCATTGACCAGCATGGGTCGCGTCACGCGGATCCGTCGCGCGAAGGTCTGCAGGTAGACCAGCTCCTGGCTCTCGGACATCGTGCCGGCCTGAATCTCGCCATTCTCCGACAGCGGCAGCAGCGTCGGGAAGTCGCCGACACGCAGGTGGCGGTGCGGCTTGAAGTCGCGGAAGTCGCGGCGGAGGAAGAGGGTACGGTAGGTGGGTGCGGCGGGCTGATAGGCGGCCAGCAGCATCTTGTTGGCGGCGGCCGAGAGCAGCAGCGGAAAGTCGGACGTGGTCGTGAAGGCGCGCTCGGCGAGGGCGGCGGGATTACGCGGCACGTTGCGCTCACCCCGGGCCTTGAGCAGTTCACCGATCATGTCGGAGGGGCGCCAGCCCATGAACTCGGCGTGGCGGCCATTCCCCTGCGGCTGGTAGCCGGGCATGGAGCGGGCGGCGAGCGCCTCGGCCATGGCGTCGAGCATCGCGGCGGGTCCGTCCTGACCCGCACCCGGCTCGGGACGGGCGGGGATGGCGGGCGGCGGGCCAGCCTTGGTGAAGGCCTCCCAGAGCCGACCGCGGAGCACGTCGGCGGAGACGCGGTCGCGCATGGCGGACTGGCGGATTGCGTCGATGCTCTCATCGCCGATGAGGCCGCGAGCAGCGGCGAGGACGGACTCGTAGCTCGACATGCGCTCGGCCACTGTGCGCTCCGCTTCGGCGCGGATCGCGTCGAGGTCGGGTGCGGGGGGAGCGGCAGGGGCCGGCGCAGGCACCGGCGGGACAGGCGGGGTCGGGGTGGCGGTCACGGGGTTCTCCTGGGTGACAGGCGGCGTAGTGGGCGAGACGATGTCGGACATCGATTGCTCCTGAGGGTCCGGATTGGGGGCGGGGATGATGGGTTCGGGGGCGTCGGCGATCCCCTCGCCACGCACCGACGCCGCGCGATCGACGGGGATCGGGACGACGGAGATCTCGAAGGGTTCCCAATCCACCGCTCGGTGGATGGTCTTGCCGGTGGCCGCGTCTGGCCGCTGCTCGTAGCGGAACACCCGATAGCCGACGCTGATGTTGCGCAGGCTTCCGTCCAGCACGCGCTGCCACACGGGCTCGACATCGGAGGCGGAGGAAAAGCGCAACGTCGCGGTGCCGATGCCGCGCTCGATGCGCGCCTCTACCACCCGCCCGAGCACCGCGGTTGCGTCCGACCGTCGATGGGTGTTCAGAACCGGCGCGTTGCCGCTGCTGAGCATCGCCATGCGCACGGCGCCGGCTGACATCTCCAACTCCTCGGTGATCTCGCCCAGGCCGGGCACAAAATTCTGCGCGCGCGCGCCGGTAGACCAGACCACCTCGACGGTGCGCGCCTCTCGATCGGCGGAGACGGGTGCGGTGGTGACGGCGCGAGCGACGATGAGCGCAGGCGCAGCATCCGGCGCGGGGACCGAGGCAGTGCCTCGGTCCCCGTCCGGTTCGATCGGCTCGGTCATGGATCAGCCTTGCTGTTGGGAGTCTGTCCGCGCTGGCGCCGCTGCACCCGTCGCCGCAATCTCGATGGCCGCCAGCTGCGCCGCGTCCTGCGCGGCACCAGACTTGGCGACGCGGCGCGGGTCGGTGTCGAGCGAGAGGCCCGCCTCGTCGAGCAGCGCATTGGCCTCGCGGATCAGCTCCACGACCTGGCGGAAGTCGTAGCCAAAGGCGCCGACCGCCTCGGGCTGCGGCACGAAGCCGGCGCGGACCTGCGCGATGAGGGCCGTCGTGTCCTTGAGCGGATCGATCATCTCGTGCGCCGGCGGGACATGTGACATGGCCTCTGGCACATCCGCACCCCACAGCCCGAGTAGCGCGCCTTGGGCATGAAAGCGGTCCGCGATGGGGCGCACAAGCATCGGGATCAGCATGCCGTACTGGACCTGCTCGCAGAGCCGGCGGAACTCGATCTTGCCGGCGCGCAGGCTGGAGTAGTTCGCCTGGGTGAGATCGCCGGCGACCTGGTCGTAAGTGAGGCCGGTGCCGACCGCGGACGCCTCCAGCGCACGGCGTGCGAAAGCCGCGTGTGACCCGCCGCCGGAGGGATTCACTACCTCCACGGATCCCATGCCGCGGCGATACAGGATCATGCCCGGCTCGAAGCTCTCCACCGTGCGGCCCTGCGCGTCGCGCAGCAGGCCCGACGCCGGGCCGGTCATGGACTCGTCGCCGTCCTCGGAGACCACCGCGGCCAGGCAGGCCTCGATCTTGGCCTTCATCAGCAGCGCGGCCTCGTAGTCGCCGAGATCGCGCAGCCGCGTCAGCACCGGGGCGAGCCAGGACACGTCGCGCAGCTGGCCGGGGCGCCGCTTGCGATAGATGTGCAGCACGTCGCGGGCCGGGACACGCTGGCTGCTCAGCCAGGTGGCACCACCCGGCAGCACCCAGGACGCGCCGGGATGGACGCGGTGCAGCCAGTACCCGACCGGCTCGCCGGCCTCGCCGAGGCCGATGCCCTGCAGGGTGGGGACGCCCTCGATGACGCCCTGCCGTGCTGTGTCGAGGTGGTCGCTCTCCAGCACCTGGAGCCGCAGGCCGATCGGATTGGCCGGCGTGATGTCGGCGGGTAGCAGCCGGACGAAGCATTCGCCGCTCTCCACGACCGCGCGCATGACCAGCGCCTGCAGGCCATAGAGATCGAGCCGCCCCTCCGCGTCACAGGCGGTGCTGTCGGACCAGCGGCGCCAGGCCTCGGCATGCGGCTTGTCCGGCCAGCGGGTTGTGATGCCGGCGCCCACAGCGTTGCCGGTCCAGAGGTCGACGATGCGCGCTGCGTAGGGGTCGTTGCGGACGGCATCGCGGGCGCGGCGCGCCACGGTGGGGGCCGCGGCGCCAACCTCCGCGGTGGCGCTGCCGCCCGAGGCCGCCCAGCTCGAGGCGCGGCTGTCCTGCGCGGCGGCATAGCCACGGAGCGCGTGCCAGGCATCGCGGAGACGGCCCATCACCTGCTGCCCTCGCGGGAGAAGCTGGCGAAGGTCACGCTGGGCCGGCGCGCGGCAGCGTTCTCCGCGGCGTGCAGCACCGACAGGGCGCGGCCGAGTTCGTCCAGGGAGCGGTACTCCACGGTTCGGCCATCGAAGGTCACGCGCGTGGTGCCGCCCGTGAAGGCCGCGGCCAGGACGGCGGCGCGGGTGCCGGCAGGCTGCGCCAACGCCCAGGCGAGGACGGTCGGGTCCATGATCGTCCTCCTCTCAGCGAAGCCAGCCGCTGCGCGGCGCGAGCCAGCCACGCGGGCGCTGGCTGTCTGATGGCGGCACCGCCGCGGCCTGCGACGTCGGCGATGGGGGAGCGACATTCCCAGCGGCGGGAACCTCGCTTGGCCGCAGCGGCGCATCCGCCGCCTCATCCCGCAGCCGCGCCCAGAACTGCTCGCCATAACGATCGGCGCCGAGCAGCCAGAGCGCCGCGCGGGCCAGCACGGCGCAGTCCAGCGCCTCATTGCGTTCGCGCAGCTTGGCCCATTCCTGCCGAGCAAAGCCGCGCCGGTCCTTCGTGGTGCGCAGCTGCTCGGCGACCAGCTGCTTGACCCACTCCACTTCGATCGCGCGCGGCAGATGCACCCAGCCCGCTGGCAGCTCCTCCGTGTCGCCGCGCCCCAGCCAGAGCCGGCGATAGAGATCGGCCTTCCAGGTCGAGACGGACACGGTCCAGAGCTTGAGGCCGCGCCGCAGCTTTTGGCCGTTCACCAGCGCATCCACCGGCGTCGGGCCCTGCACCGGCTGCGCCCGGTTCCAGCCATCAATGCCCTTGGTTGGCGCGATCCGCGGATCCCGCAGGCGGCGGAGGTGTCCATAGACGGCGGCGGTGTCGCGGCCGCCGGTGTCGACGCAGAGCCGAGCGATGCGCGTGGCGCCGCCGCCGTGCCGTGGCCAGTTCCGCGCAAGCACTCGGGCGAGTTCGTCCCAGGGCTCCCGATCCCGCGGGCTTCCCGCAATCACCACATGGTCGACGAGCCAGGAGGAGAAGCCTTCCGCCCAGCCCCAGACGTCGCATTCCAGGCGGTCGTCCTGCACGTCGACGCCGGCGGTGAGCACCAGCGCGCCGGTGGGCACCACGCCCATGGCGAAATCCTCGCGGCGCTCGACCAGGCGCTCCCAATCCGGCGCCTCGCCCTGCTCCTGCCAAGTCTCGCCCAGGACCGTGTTCTTGAAGGTCTTGATGTCCTCCGGCTTGCCCTGCGCCGCCTCCCAATCGCGGGCGATCTGCTCCCAGGACAGCCAGCCCACCGGCGAGTAGAGCGCCGAGATGTGAAAGCCGATGGTGTGCGGGTCCTGGCCCTCGGCCGTTGCCCGCCATTCACCGCCGCTGAGCATGGCGGTCTTGTCGTGCTCATGCATGGGGTGGTCGCAAGCCGAGCAGTGATACCGCGCCGTCTCCGGCACTCCCTTCTCCCAGATCAGCCGCTCGAAGCGCAGCCACTGCATCTCGCCGCACGCTATGCACGGCACGAAGAACCGCTGCTGGTCGGAGGCCAGGTACTCCCGCTCGATGCGGCTGCGGCCGGCGATGGTCGGCGTCGAGACCAGGAAGGCCTTGCGACGCCAGCCGAAGGTGCGGGCCCGGGCCTCGGCCAGCGCGATCGGATCACCCTCGCCGGCGACGTCGCCCGGATAGGCGTCCACCTCGTCGAGGAACAGGAACCGTGCCGTCATCGAGCGCAGGCCGACCGCGCTGTTCGCCCCTGTCAGCACCAGGATGCCGCCGGGGAATTCCTTCGAAAGCATGGTGTTACCGCTGTCGCGCGAGCGGGCCGGGGCAACGCGCTCCCGCAGCGCGGGCGTCTCCTCCAGCAGCGGGTCGATGCGCTGGCGCGAGAAGCGCTTGGCCAGTTCCACAGTCGGTTGCACCGCCAGCGCCGGAGCCGGCACGTGGTGCATGATGTAGCCGAGCCAGTTGTTGCCGCTTTCCGTGGCGCCGACCTGCGCGCCCTTCATGAACACCACACGCCGGGCGGGATGCACCGCCGACAGCGCGTCCATCACCTCCTTCAGATACGGCGTACGGCTGGTGCGCCAGGGGCCGGGCTCCGCGGAGGCCCGGCTGCCGAGCATGCGATGGCGCTCGGCCCATTCCGAGACGGTGAGCTGCGGCGGCGGCCGAAGCATGGCGCCCACGCGGCGGTGCACATGCTCACGGCTGCGAAGACCGGTCCCCTCCGAGGCCTGCTGGATCGAAGCGATCGGCCGCCTCCGTCAGCAGGTCGTTGATGTGGCTCTGCAGGATGGTCTGCAGCAGATGCGGATCGACGCTGAT